GCTAGTCATACTCGATACCAGAAGGGACAATGTTTGAAGCATTGTCCTGGATGACCCGGGGGGGGATGACAACCCCCTCGGGTCCCCCGCGCCCAACGCTTCATGTGCCTACGAGACACGCGACGAAGCGAAAGGAGTGTGTGGAGTGCCGTGTCACTGCCCACACGGGTGATGAAGCTGCTGCCTCAGCTCCACCCATAATTGCGTCGGGGGAAAAACCCACACCTGTGGCAAGTGTGGAAGAAACTATCACCCAAGCTCAGGCAGAAGAAATTTTGCGAGATTGGAATGATTGTTTAGAAACAGTGGCTGCCAGGCAGAAGGCAGCTGCTGACCCTCCATCAGAATCACCCACTATTGCTGTCGCGAGTGAAGACGGGATTAAGGTGAACCTTGTTGATGGAGTGGAACCTCGTGAGAAGGATGTGCGTAATGAATCGGTGGGCAAGGCCACAGTGAGCAGCGCACGACATTCCCGTTTCGAAGCTCCAGTCAATTCGACGAGCATTTGGGAATCGCTTACGGGGTTTGCTGGGTGGAGAAAAGGTCGCCAGCTTGAACGAGCGGTGGCTGAGGGTGTCGCCATTTATAATGGGTTAGATACATTTGGGGAGGGTGAACACCTTGAATTGCAGGGTAAGGTCGGGTTTATAGAGGCTGTGCGACAACGCGTAGATAGTAGCGTTGGAGAGTACTTGGCTAAACGACCACGCAATTCCATCCACAGAAGTGAGTATCGTTTTAGGCGCAACGCATTGTTAATCAAATCCTTAACGGATGAGGTGCATTGTGTCAGCAAAGGTAAGTTCACTTCTGATATTAATGATGTGCGCTGTTTACAGTTGGTGATTCGCCAAGTGCTTGATGGTGCCATTAAAGACGGAATAGCATGCCCTGTTGGTCCCGACGGCGCGGAACAGTTAATTAAAATTCAACGTTGCCAGCGCCGGTTTTTCTCCCAAGCCGTCGAAGCCGCATACTTCATTCGTGATGAGGATGAAGACTTTTGGCGACGGCTTAAGGAGGTTGGGGAAACACCCACTAAATAGGGGTGCCTCGTGAGAATGGCCGCTAGGACGACAACCACAGGATTGTATTTAAAACCTGCTGAGTTCAAATCCAAGAGCATAGTGGTCATACCTCATGTGGGTGCTCCACTTAGCAAAGCTCGATACGTGATTATAGCGCCGCATGTGTCGAGTAGGCAAGATTTCGGAGCGCATGATAACAATCTTCCCAACCTGTTACGGGCATTAAATGAAAGGGTGTATAATGTCCAATCTGCCGACGGGTTGATCCCTACCCCGCAGCCACTACCGGGGATATGGAAGACTATGAGTGCACCAGCAAATCGGTTGGCATCACAGGTCCGCAAGTTCGGCATAGTTGAACCACTCACAACTGAAGAGTTTGTTGAGCAGTGTCCTTCGAACAAGCGCAAACTGTACGCGGATGCCGCCGCTGTGTACAACACTAGGGGATGGAGTAAGCGTGATTGTAGGATTAAAGCCTTCGTCAAATTTGAGAAGTTAAATTTTACTAAGAAGAGTGATCCTGCCCCCAGGATCATTCAACCACGCACTCCAGTTTATAATATTGCATTAGGCAGGTATACCCGCCGCATCGAGGAGCTCATATATTCTGCTCTCGCTTGTGAGTGGAGTGACGACCCGGGGGCAAAGGTCGTGATGAAAGGGCTAACAGTGGAGGAGGTAGCGGATCATGTTTACGATAAGTGGCATAGGTTCCACTCTCCATGTGCTGTAGGTCTTGATGCTAGTAGATTTGACCAACACGTCAGTTATGATGCGTTGAAGTGGGAACATGGCATTTATAAAAAGATCTTCGACTACAGTCCAGAGCTTATGGCTTTGTTAAAGTGCCAATTAGCCAATGAGGGTTATGCCTTCATAGATGGACATAAGTTGACGTACAAGACCAAAGGGACTCGTGCTAGTGGTGACATGAACACATCCTTAGGTAATTGCATTATCATGTGCACACTAGTACGCGAGTATGTGAGATCTTTGGGAATTGTTGCCGAGTTTATAAATAACGGTGACGATTGTGTGTTGTTCATTGAAAAGGATGATTTCCACAAATTGAGCAACCTCCCAGCATGGTTTTTGGAATTTGGGTTTGAGATGGAGGTGGAAGCACCTGTTTATGAATTAGAGCATGTAGTATTTTGCCAATCTCAACCAGTCCTATATAATCCCGCTACAAACAAGTACGTTATGGTTAGGCAGCCTCAAGCTGCATTGGGCAAAGACGCTATGTGTCTTTCTGCCAAAACCGAACGTGATTACAGGCAGTGGTCTTATCAAGTGGGTGTTGGAGGCTTGGCGCTTTATGGGGACATGCCTATATACAAGCAATTGTATATGGCTTATAAAAGAAACGGTGTGATGAGTAACGTCCACCGTTCCTTGTTAGTCTCTGATTCCGGATTCATGCGCATGACCCGTCAAATAGTGCGTGGATCTGAAAGTAGCGTCGTCTCTGATGAAACCCGCGTTAGCTTTTACAAGGCTTTCGGCATAATACCCTCTATTCAGGTTGATATTGAGCAACGATTAAGCAACCACGTTTACGATGGTGTGCGCGACTATTCCCACAACATTGCTGTGGTTGTTGGATTGTTCACAGCCTAACTCCAATGGGTAACACATTCGTTAAATTAACATGCCTTCCACAAAATTGTCGAAGAAGATGAGAAAGATGAAGCTTGGTCAACAGACCTCTAAAGCAAGCATCAAAATCGCTCCCATTGCTGTCACCACTCAACGCACTGGTGGCAACAAACGTATTGTCCAAAATGGTGATATTGTCACTATCCATCACAGAGAGTTGTTGATTGCCAATTACACTGCAAACAGCATCTTCACTGTTGATTCAAGGATTGCGTTGAATCCCGGATTGTCGACTTATTCATCTGGGTCACCTATGGGAACTTGGCTACCGTCTATTGCCAAGAATTACGATAGGTACCGGTTTAAGAAACTTCAGTTTCATTTTACCACATATGCGGCTACCACCACACCAGGTATGTTGGTGATGTCGTATGACCCAAATCCAGATAATTCTGTTCCACATAATCTGGCTGATGCGCAGAACCAGTATTATAGTAATGGCTCTGTGCACCAAAATTTTAGTTTGGACCTTACAAGTAAGGTCCCCACAACGTATTTGTATACACGAAGTGGGGCCGTTAGCACCCGCACCACTTATGACGCTGGCTTTGTCACCTTTTCTTCTATAGGTGGCAATGGTACCCCAGTAGGGCTGATTGAAGTCGAATACATTGTTGAGTTCAAGCAGCCCCAGTCCAATAACGCCAATGCAATTTCCACGCCTGAAGTTCCGGTTTTGCCGCAACAGATTTCGTATGGTAGCACGGCGTATAATGGGCTTGCGGACTCGCTGTATCTTTTAGCTTCGTCCGCGGGCAACATCTGGGCGCCAACTACTCTTCTAGCGTCCAGTTCCAGCGTGGGGTCCAGCCTTGTGTTATTTGACAAGGCTTCCACCCCAACTGCAACTTCTTGTGGTTTATGGCTGTACCCCAATGGAGTTTCCGCTTCACCGGGTAGCGTGCAAAATTGCACGTTTAATGCCTTTTCAGACGCTGTTAATATGGCTATAGGTGGTACTACTCGCCCTTGGTTTAATTTCCCTGTTGCAGGGAGATATAGAGTTGAAGTGGAGGCCGATTTTGATATTGGTATTAAATCCACTGCAGCTTATACACTAATGGGCTTCAAGCGATCATCCGCCACAGGGCCTCCACCCACGTGGTCTCATCCTATTTATGAGGCTGCGGGCCTTGACGGTTCCATTACTGCATATAAGGCAGCGAAGGTGTTCGTCCAACCAGGTATGGAGAACGCTAGCACTGACCCGCAAACGGCAGGCGATGGCACTTGGCGGTTTACATGGGAGATTGCTACAAAACCTGACGAGTATTATGCTTTGTTGGGCGGCGTAGAGTTGTCTACCCTTGTGGCTGGCACTAGTTGTCTTATAACAGGCAGGTCTTCGGTTAAGCCGTTGCCCCGCTTGGTTGTGACTTATCTTGGCAGCCGCAAAACTGATTATGACATTTATTCGACGGTTTAGCATGTTTGAACAGAAAATACAAAAATCCAATTGATGCCCTGTGTTAGGGCGCGCAACTAACGGTTTGTCACCCGTTTCCGGAACAAATCATTAGAGTCAAAATGGACGGTGCTTAGGCGACTGGCACACCAAGGCTGGTAGGAAACCAGTATCCATTTTGGTAAAGATGAGGAGTTTGGGTTGCCGCACAGTGCTATCGGTTGTTTTCATCCACATATCATTGTATATATATATTATGTAGATGCGGTGTATTGGCACCATAGGTCTCTTCGCGTAGAGACAACGACGCAAGTCGTTAAGGCAGGTTTCCAATTTAAGTCTGGAAGGGGTTAAACGACCAGATGTAGCCTGTTGAG